GTATCCTCATCATCAGGATCATAGTAAATTGCAGCTTTTTGTACAATATCTTTTAAAAGTGTTAATTCAAGATCTTGACTGACTTGACGAACTGCATCTTTATCACTACGGAAAGCTGGTTTTAATTTAATTGTTACACTTGTTGCTTTTGGATTTTTGGTGACTTTGAGGAGTTCCTTGAGACGTGGTACACCTCTTGTCATTGCTGATTTAGCTGCTATACCAGCTTGGTGGAAAGTATTAAGTGTCATTTGTGTAGCAGGTTCACCAATACTTTGTGCAGCAACTATTCCTACAAGTTCTCCTGGAATTGCCCATGCTTTCCAATCTTTAATAACAATAGCTTCCACAAGAGCATACCATGCTTGTTTCGTAAATCTTTCTTGTACAATCATTTTATGAGGAGCTAAGTGAAATCTTAAAGCTGCTGTCCATATTTTATTTTCACATTCTTTACGATTAAAAGCATGCGTGCGATCAATAATCTTTTGAATACCTTCAAGAACAACTATTGGTGTTAAATCAGTTTGTTGTTCTTTTTTAAGACTAAATTTAGTCTTAATATTTAGAATAATTCTATCAAGATTTTGTGATGCTGTGAGGTCATATGGCATACTACTACCAAATACACCTTCTACAAGCATTTTACGATCTTTCATGATTTCATTGGTATATTCTTTTAAAGCTTCAGAATCATCTCCACGTTCAACACCAGGTGCTAAGACTTGTGTTAAATCAATTTCTTGAAGACCAAATTTGGCTTTGATATCTTGATCTGTAAGATCTTGAAGTGGAAGAGAACAGCTTTCAAGTTTTGTGGAAGCTAAACCATCTTCTCCATAACAGAATTGTACAATCTTACCCATACCATCACGAACCGTACCATCATGTTGTGTCATTAAATTTTCCATTGCTTTTATAAGTTGTCTTTGTGTGTAACCAGTTTCTGCTGTCTTAACAGCTGTATCAATTAAACCTTCACGACCTGCCATTGCATGAAAGAAGAATTCTGTAGGTGTTAACCCACGAACAAAGGAGCTTTCAACAAATCCACGTGCTTCTGCACCATCATCAAACATTTTAAAGTGTGGAAGTGTTCTATCTTGAAAACCGTAAGGAATACGTTTACCTTCTACTGCAACTTGTCCTAAACATGCAATCATTTGTGCAACGTTATTTTCATCACCTTTGGATCCTGAACGGACCATAGTCATAAGACGGTTTTCTGCTGAAAGACTCTTTACACCAATCTTACCTGCTTCACCAACTGCTTTTGTAAGAATAGCATTGGCACGAGCTTCAAATTCTTCTTGATTTGATTTTCCTGAGTTATTTGTAAATAAATCTGTATGAAGAGATAAGATAAGATCATCAAGTTCTTTCTTTTTTGCATCAACAGTTTCCTTCATTTGTTTACGTGTATCTTCATCTGCAATTAAATCACTAATACCTACACTGAAACCTTTCATGATTAAATAGGTTTCCATCATATTTTGTATTCCATCTAAAAGTTCCACAGCAGCCTTTGGACCATAATCGTTATAGGTTGTGTGGAGAATACCTTTACCAGCTTTGTTAAAGATATCTTTATCTAAAACACCTTTTAAGAATTTACCTTCTTGAATTGTAACGATATTTAAGTTAGGATCTTTAACATTATCATATTGGCTGTTTGCCATATTAATATTGATTGGAGCAAAGAGCGTACCAATAATATTTTGTCCTGTGTAACGACCACTATCATTTGCTTGTGGTAATTCACGGAATCTTTTATTTTTCATCATCATATTCATAAATTCACGTCTTGTGAAGAAGTTGTTAGGAAGTGTTGCAAGATAAGATCCTGCTAATGCATCCTGAACAACACCAATAACTGGTGTGCTATCACGTGGACGGATAATTTGATGTGGAACCGCTGCGATTTCTGCAAGCTCTGCGGCGGCTTCGTAACTTTGTGGGATATGCGCATTCATCTCATCACCATCGAACCTATGATAGAAATTCTATCATGGCCTATGCTTTCACATAGGAGTAGACTTTATCTTAGGCGTGTGGATTTCTCCACAAACCGATTTCCGTTAAGTCGTTGCACCTTGTTCATGAGTAATTATTACCTTTAGAACCTTGGCTCAGGATTGCCCATTGCTTGCTTTCCAACAGCTCGCATCCAAAAGAGTTTTTACTATATCCATTACGGTCTTTCTCCGTGGCCCTCTACATTTTTCAACATAAAGTTAGTATCTTTTGGCTTTAGGGGTTTCCCTGAATTTGAAAATCTTGCATGTATTTCTACACACTAGACGGTTATATTATTCATTCTGAGAGATGAGTAGCAGAACGAATAGAAGTATTTACACTGTTTTTCTCTTATGGTAATACTTCATCCATAAGAGCAGCCGCCTGTTGCTGACATCGATACGCGTCTTTAAGCGTTCCTTTTTTTATCAGCGTTGTACGGTCTACAGACCAATACATTTAAACGAAAGGTGTTATAAGGCAATACACGTACACGATGACCCATCATAGAGAGTCTGTGTAATGTAGGTTGACGGTTAAAGAGAATAATATCTCCATCCATCAAATGTCTATTGACTGTATCGCCATTGTATAACACAATTTCTTTTGTATTAACGTGTTTTAAACTAATCATACGTCCATCTTTACGAACGATACTTTTAGCACCAGGAAACACGTCAGAACCATTTTGTACAAATTTGTACAATCTATCACGATTATAATCAGTAACTTTTTCAGGTCTTGTGAGATTCATTGCGATTTTCATTGGAACACCAACTTCTGCAATACTAATGTTTGGATCACCAGTAATAACAGATCTCGCAGATTGTTCAACTCTTTTACCTTGAATATTATAACGAACACGACCTTCTTTACTTCCAATACGTTGTTGAATACTTTTTAAAGGACGACCACCGCGTTGTGCTGATGGTGCAACCCCTGGTATTTTATTGTCTACAAGCGTAGCAACATGGTATTGTAAAAGTGTTGTATGTTCATCAATAGTGTTACGATTTGCATTTTTATTAATTTGCTCTTGTAATTTTTTATTTGCTTTTATGATTTCAAATAATTTGTGTGTTAAATCATCTTCTGAACGTTGATTATTGTCTTGGACAACAGATGGACGAACTTGTGGAGGAGGAATTGGAAGAACTGTGCAGATCATCCAATCTGGACGACACCAGTAACGACTAAATCCCATAAAATCAACATCGTCATCCGTGATTTGTTTGAATAAACGAAGAACGTATTCAACTTCAAGCGGTTGACGTAAGGTTGTTTTAGCTTTGGTTTCATCGTTTTTTTCTGTGACCCATTCTGCAACAATTCGTGCAATACCTTCTGGGACGAAACGATCTGGTTTTAAATTTCCACATCCATCTTCAGATTCTTGACCACAACGATGTACTTTGTCACAAGCTTCTTTTACAAGCTTGAAACGTGCTTCACCTTGACGTTTTGTGATTCTTTCGTGACGACTTTTATCAATTAAAAGTTTACCACAGCGAATACAAATACAACGAAGAACATCCTTTATTTTTTCAAGAAACTGAATGAAATATACGGGTCTTGCAAGACGATAATGACCAAAATGTCCGGGACAACCGTGATTGGTTTGTCCACAAGAACGACACGTTTTTCCATTATCTAAAACACCCATACGAGGATCAAAGAGACCTCCTATTTTCGGTTCGTTACCATCGTAGGTTGCCTGACTTGTGATTTCCACAACAGACCTTCTTACGATTTCGTCCGCGCTGAAAATCCCAAATTGGATTCCTACAATAGATTCTGTTTCAGAAGATGCTTGGTGAAACCCTGCTGGCATTCTACTACTCTTACAATGAACTGTAACTCTAAGTAGTTTCCGCCAACCAACCAATTTTTTAGCGAATTGTCTTTAAACCAAATTCTTTATATTAAAAACCTTCTTTCAGCATTACAGAATTCACATACATCATTAGAAGGAAAAACATGTCCACAAATTTCACAAGTTTTTAGTTTTGATTTTTTCCATTTTTCAAGAATACTTTTAATCCATTCGCAAAAATAGCGCATATCTTTATTTAATGTATTTTTTTCTTGTGTTACGAATTTGTGTTTTTTATTTTTTCTATTCTACAATTGTTTAAAGATTATTTTATGCATATAAAAATAAATGAATGAAAAAGATAATCAAATTTATTTAGAGGCTGTTAAACAAAAAGGAAATTCATTAAAATTTATTAAAATACAAACTTATGATATTTGTTTAGAAGCCGTTAAATCGGATGGATCATCATTATTTTATGTAAAAAATCAAACACCTGATATTTGTTTAGAAGCTGTTAAAAATTGTGGATACGCTTTAGAATTTTGTAATTTTCAAAATAATGAAATTTGTTTAGAAGCTGTTAAACAAAATGGAATGGCACTTGAATGGGTAAAAGATCAAACAATAGAAATTTGTTTAGAAGCTGTTAAAGAGAATTTTAATTCTATTGAATTTACAAAATTTCAAACAGAAGAAATGTGTTTAGAAGCAGTTTCTAAATGCGGTACTTTACTTTATTATACTAAATATAAAACCCCAAAAATATGTTTTGCCGCAATAATTAACGATCCACTTTCTTTAGAATTTGTTGAAGATCAAAATTATACTTTATGTTTAGAAGCTGTTAAACAAAATGGCTTAGCTTTAGAATTTGTTAAAGATCAAAATTATACTTTATGTTTAGAAGCTGTTAAACAAAATGGTTTAGCACTTAAATATGTTAAAGAAAAAACATTTGAAATATGTTTAGAAGCTGTTAAACAAAATGGATGGGCTTTAGAATTTTATTTATAAAACCGTTTAAATCAATAAAGCTATAGAAGTATAGTAGAATGAATTTAGCAAAATTACAAAAAGTGCAATCCTATATAACTATCAAGGAGATTTCTGATCCTCTTTCTCCAATAGAATACACAGGTCTAGCTCTTGCTGATTATACTTCAAAATTTCAACACTGGACTGTCTTAGAAAATGGCGATGGTGATGAAATGCTTTTTATAGATGACCACCACCAAAGCTCCAAATCTGATGAATTCCGTTACCACGAAACCTTTGTACACTCTCTCATGACTGCTGTCCCTCATGCAAAAAAGGTTCTTGTTTTAGGTGGAGCAGAAGGTTGTATGCTTCGTGAGATTTTAAAATGGTCTGATGTAGAAAATATAATTCAAGTTGACTGGGATGAAAGTCTCGTAAATTATTTTAAATATGAAGGAGCTTCGTGGAATGATGATGCTTATAAATCACCAAAAGTAAAATATGTATGTGATGAAGCTATCCACTGGCTTGAAACAAATGATCATAAATTTGACGCTATATTCGTTGATTTATTGGATCCTTTTGATAAGAGCCTTATTTTCATGAGAAACTTAATCAGTTTATGTAAATCTCACTTGAATGTCGGTGGAGCAATAAGTGTTAATGGTGGTCGCATTCATGATGGTGATTCCACAATATGTAAGTTAGCAGATTATATGAAAGCATCCTTTCAATCCAAAGATTATTCAAGACAAGCGGTACGTGTTCACGTACCAACTTATCAAGGAATCTGGTGCTTTCTTATGGCATCCCAAAGTGAATGGTTTCATGGTGTCAAAATGCCTGAAAATTTACGTTATTTTTCTGAGGAAAGAATGGATCACAATACAACGTGGGGTGAAGATTTTCCTACAGAAATGCAAGAGTATACTGCTGAAAAGTCTGAAAAATTGATTGATGAGGATGACATCTTATTAACCAAAGTAATTGAACATCATGGCTGTTAATTATTATCTTGAACTCTTTCCAACAGAAGGCAACTGGGAAACTTATGTAAAAGCATTTAGTGGAACTGAAGCTGAACGTAATAATGATAATGCAGGTGTAGATCTCTATTGCTCTAAAACACAAACCACAGGAGTTAAAGGTGATTCAGTAAAAGCAACTTTACTTGACTTAGGCGTAAAAGCACGTATGACAAAATTCTTCTTTGATCATGTAAATGGCGAAAAAGTAGAAAAATCAGAACCTTGTCATTTCTGGCTTGCTCCTCGTAGTAGTATTTGGAAAAGCGGTGTAACACAAGCAAATTCTTTAGGAATTATTGATGCAAGTTATCGTGGTCCTTTAATGGGTGCAGTTCTTCCTATAGGAGACCACGTTACAATTGAAGCTGGAACAAGACTCTTTCAAATACTTGCTCCAGATATGGGTTATATCACAAAAGTTGCCATCAAACCTTTATCAGAACTTGATGAAACTTCTCGTGGTTCAGGTGGATTTGGCTCCACTGGTAAATAAATATCATCTACAATAGAATGATGTATCCTAAAATAAAATCTAAATTAGCTTACGCAGCAACTTTTTTTATTGTTCTTCTTCTTGTTCTTCACATTTTTTTCAGAACATCTGAAGGATTTGACGTAACTCTCTATGGTGCAAAAAAAGATAAACCAAAGGGCTCTAAATGTCAATTTGATCCCGAATGTGCGTCAAATACATGCCTTGCCTATACCTCAGATGAAGGTCCACGCTTTACTTGTTCTTAAATTAATTTAATTCAGATCCGATATGATAAATACCATTGCGTATATAGGCATAAGATGGAACAAATCCATTTATAGATTTCATGAAAATTTCTACACGACCATCTGGATTTTCTTTTGAGAAATTTACTGCTTCTTCTTCAGATGTAAAAAGAATCATATCTTCCCATTCAGTACGCCCATGATCTAAATACATATATAACTTGTCCATTTACACATTTATTTACATTTATCTTTAGACTCATAAACTTCCCATTAAATAATGTTTGCGACACAAGGATGTGTACATTTCTGCGCCACCAACACAAACTTGCTCTGATTTTTTCTGATTACAAAAGCTGAAAATGGCTTCTGTCCCGTCACCACAACGCTTGCAAAATGCTGTGAGTTTTTGAACCTTGTCTGCTAAAGGAATACACTCAAGGATTTGGCCAAAAGGTTTGCGATCTGCGTCGCCATCTAATCCAACAACTAATACATCTTTTCCTAAATGATCCACTGCGTATTCCACAAATTGTTTCAAATCTGAAAAGAATTGCGCTTCATCAATAATAACAAGTTTAGCTTGTAAGAAATCCTTGTCCGTAATGTGATTCATGAGAGAGGACCATTTTTCACAAGGTATTCCCATTTCATCGTGGTTTACTAACATGGATTCAGCACTATAACGATCATCTGAGGAATGTGTTATTATACAAATCTTCCAACCAAGACACTGATATCTGTTTACCATACGTAAAATGGCTGAACTTTTACCAGCAAACATAGGTCCAAGGAGAATTTCAAGACTCATTTTGTGTAGTTTTATATTTTATTTTGCTGAATATTTACTTATCAATTTTTAGTCTCCAATCATTTGACCAAGCCACATTTTGAACATATTTTACAAGTTATCGGAAAAAAACTCCATCTTGCATTGATTTTTTGAAAAGTGTGACGACAATAAAATGTTTTTATAGTGTCTTCAACTTTTTTTTCTTCCAAACGTTCTTCAACAACTTGTACTGCAGAATTCATACCTCGCTCTTTCATTTGAGCTTGAACTGCACGTAATTGCTCAGCTTCTGTAAGTTTATATTCTTTAATAACTGGTTGAGCCATTTGTGGCATTGCTGGAGTTTCTTTAAAATATTCAGATTTCAGAGCTTCATATGCCATTTTTTGTTGCTCACGATTTAAAGGAGCTTGCGTTGGCTTTCCATTTAAGAGAGGTGGTGACTGCATTTTACAGATTACGCTGAAAAAATTGGTTTGGGATTACCCCATCAGTTAGAGTAACTAAAATGTCTGGAATTCTAAAAACTAAAGATTACTGTAATTTTGAAATACAGTCAGCATCTGGAAATACAGTCATTTCCTTTCAAGGTGCTCTAAAAGCTGGAAAGGCGTTTCATGGAGACTGGGTTTCCTGGGATTCAAATTCAGAAAGATGTTCATTAATAAAAAGAGAAAAACAGTATCCTATTGTTGGTATTTTAGAACTAGCAAGCAAAACTAAATACGGGATGACAAGTCGCGGTTCTCCAATTTATCTCTTTGTACCTTTTCGCAAAGAATTTCCAAGCTTTGTTGTGGGATGTTCTGAAAGAGATACAAGTGTTAATAGACTTGCTATTATAGACTTTGACGCATGGGATACAACAAATCTTCCACGAGGAATTTTACGAAAAATTATAGGAGTTTGTGGAGATTTAGAGGCTGAAAAAACAGCACTTCTTTTGACACATAATCCCTATCCATCAGCCAAACAAACTCTTTTAGAATTTGAACCTGTGAATTTAATTGATCGTGTAAAATGTCCACCTACAACTTTTAATATTGATCCAATTGGTTGTTATGATATTGATGATGTTCTTAGTCTAGTTGTCACCGATACCATCATAGAAGTGTGGATAACAATTGCAGATGTTGCAGAATATATTCAGCCAAATTCAGAAATTGACACGTTAGCAAGTTTGCAAGCGTTTACAGCATATGATAACGGATTTGCAGTCAAACCAATGCTTCCAAAAAGTGCCAGCGAAGACAGATGCAGTCTTCTCCCGAATAACGAACGATATGGAGTCAGTCTCATTTTACAGTTTAAACCAGACGATCTGAAAACAGTTTGCAGCCTTAGTTGGAAATTATCCACTGTCTTTAATGTAAAACAATATGATTACGACACATTTGCAGAAAAGGCGGCCAAAGATGGAATTCAGGTGAATGTAATTGCCTCTGTAGCTTCTGGAATTCTTGGATATGAAACGAATGATCCACACAAATGGATTGAAGCTTTCATGATAAAATATAACATAGAAGCTGCAAAACTTTTAAAATCTGTAAATCGCGGTGTCCTTCGTAAACATTCTGCACCTGACTTGGAAGATCTTGAAACATACAAGAGCTTTTCAAAAAATAACGTAGATTTATCATTTCTTGCACAAAGATCTGCTACATACTGTAAACCCGATGATGAGTTAACTTTACATTATGGCTTACAGGCTGAAGTATATTGTCACGCAACAAGTCCTCTTCGTCGTTATGCAGATCTTTTAAATCAAAGAGTTTTGAAAGATATTTTACTGAAAACTGAATCCTATATTTCTCCTGATATTCTTTGGCTAAACATGCGACAAAAGGAACTCAAACGATACGAGCGTGATTTATTCTTTCTCTCACAGCTTTCATTTTATAAAAAAGGGAAAGTTACAGGTATAGTTTTGAAAAAACTGGAAACTAAACTGAAAATCTGGATTTTGGAATGGAATAGGATCATCACATGGAAACCAGCTGGTGGAGTGGCTGAAATCAAAGTGGCTGAATCTGTAAATTTATCCTATTTCGCAAATCCTTCGGGAAGAAGTTGGAAAGAAAAAATTATATTTCATCTAGATGGATCAAGTTTTACAGAAAACTGAAAATAAAAATACAGAACCAACCCAAATTACAGAAACTGGAGGATTTTGCCTAGTACTAGACAATATTTTAACTGAAAAAGAATGCAAAGACTGTATTTCAATTGCAGAAGCAACTGGGTTTACAGCAGCATCCCTTCATACAGACTTAGAAGGAAATGAATATTTTTCATCTATAAGAAAATCAAAAAGATGTATTATTGACTCACAGAAATTTGCAGATGAGCTTTGGGAAAGAATCAAACACGTCATTCCAACTTACTGGAATGGTTTCAAACTTCACACACCTCCCGTAAATAAAAGGCTACGTATTCTTAAATATGATACACCTGGCGATGAATTTAAGCCACATTCCGACGGACAGTATCGCGCACCCGATGGATCTATTTCCATTTTTACAATCCTAATTTACTTAAATACAGAATATGAAGATGCTTATACATATTTTTTATCAGGTGATCAAAATGGTTGGATTTCTATAACACCACATGTTGGGCGAGTTGCTATACAAGATCAGCAACTCATTCACTGTGTTCCACCATTAAAAAATGGTTGTAAATATGCTATAAGAACAGAGGTTATGTATAAATATAATTAACTTTCTAAATATGTAAGTATAAACTATCAGGTACAATAATATCACGAATCAATTTTGGTTTAATTTGACTGAGTTTTTCAAGAGTTTCTAAATCTTCCGAGAGAGTTGCAATAGCAATCCATTCATCCACCATATTCGCAACACGTAACACAGCTCTCACAAAATTTCCTTCAAATATTCCGTATTCTCCGCAAAGAGCTCCCATATTTTCTCCATCTAACCATCTTTGAATTGGCTCTATCCATGTTGTTGTCAAAGACCAGTATTCATTTGGACTATAAAGTCTGTGTTTATCTTCACAATTCATCATTTCCTCTAAAATTCCTTGTATTTTACACAATGCTTCGTAAACTGGCTTGGAAACCTGAAGTTCATCTAAAGTTGGTGAAGATTCAGTCTCTTTTTCTTCCATGAAACAAGCAAGAATACTTAGAATTTCAGATCCTGATAAATTTTTATGAAGACCACGTGTAAAGAACTCAGAACAAACTAATGAATGCCCTTCATTAAATTCAGTTGCCAAAACTCCTTTTTCAGTCAAAGTATTGTCTTTCTTAAGGAATCCTAGATCCTTAAGAATTTCCAGCCAACCTTTAACATTTCCAGTATTTTCAGACATTTCCAGAATACTGTTTTCTAGACCACTTATTTCAGTGGAAAGCTTTTCCTTTTTTTTCAGATTTTCTTCAGCAATTTTCCAGTTTGGTCCCATATGATCTTCATTCCATCTGTCTAACTTGCGCATTGCATCTTTTCGTTTTGCATTTCCAGTTGTACGAATTAATTCTTCTAAACGAGCCTTTTCAGCCAATTCTTCTTCAACATCTTTTGCGATAGTAATTTCTGAAAGAGATCTTTTTAAGTCTGTCAATTCACGTTTCATAGAATCTAGAATAATGTCATTTTGTCTTTTCCAATAGGACATATTTTGTATTTCCATCCATTTAGTTTCTTGGATTTGTAAAGTTTTGAGAAGGAAATCGTAGTGAAAGTCCATTCTGCTTTTTATTTCTGGTCTACCACCTTTTAAAATGAGTCTCATTTCTGAAGTGGTTACAGGATCACGTTCTGGAAGATAAATGACTTGACCAAACGTATCTTTTCCTCTGCGACCTGCACGACCTGCCATTTGAATGTATTCATCTGTACGTAATAAGCGCATACCTTCTGTGGCATCATCGTACTTTGTGAGACCTGTGAAAATTACTGTTTTTGTTGGCATATTAAGTCCCACAGCAAATGTCTCAGTACAATACAATAATTTTATGTAGCCTTTTGTGAATAATATTTCAATAATTTCTTTTAATAATGGAAGTACACCGCTATGATGAAATGCAATACCTCTTTTTACGAGACTTCTAAGAGTATGATATTGTGAAAGAGTTTCAAGAGAAGCTTTGTGATGTTTTAAGTGAAAGTCAAAGATACGTTCTGCGACTGTTGCGTCGCTTGTATCCAAAAGAGTTGCTTCGGTCTTGCTTGCATGATGTTCACAACCTTTACGACTAAGTACGAAAACAAGTGCTGGAAGTAATCCTTGTTCTTGTAGCTGCTCTACACAACGATTGAGTTGATGACTGAAAGAAACTGGTTTTACTTTTCCCCCGACAGGTCCTTCAAATCCTGCGCGTCTTGCATTGGCAACCTTACGTTGATAGGCTTCATGTTCTTTTTCAGTTTGTTCTCTTCCACGTAACCAATCGGAATAGGTGGCATCATCAAAGACTTCTTTGGAATCCATGAGAGTATAAAGGTTTCTTCCACGAAGAATGGAATGTGTTAAAGGAACAATACGATGATGTGTTTGAATGAGATGGCAAGGAGTTTGTTTTAATTCACCGATCCAGGCTGCAAATAATTCGGGACGATCCAAAGTGGCTGAAAGCATGATAAGTTGAACTTCACGTGGAAGAAGAATCATAGTTTCTTCCCAAACTTTTCCGCGATCTCTGTCGTTGATATAGTGACATTCATCAAAGACTACTGCACCTAGGTCTTGAAGACTGAGAGATGAAGTGAGACCAACATGTTCAGTTGCTGTGCCTTTTTTGTAAAGAAGATTGCGTAAAATTTCGGTTGTCATGACTATGACTTTTGCATCAGGACAAAATTTAATATCACCAGTCATAATTCCAACCATTCCAGGTTCAGGCCACATAGACTTGAGGTCATGAAACTTTTGATTACTCAAAGATTTGATCGGAGTTGTATAAAATACGCGCTTTCCTTCGCGTAAACTGTGTGCGATCTGATATTCTCCAACGTATGTTTTTCCTGAACCTGTTGGAGCTGTAACGAGAACATTGTATTTGTTTACGATTGCATGGATAGCAAATTTTTGAAATCTGTCGGGTTCATACGAAGTTTTGAGAGCCAAATCAGATGGAATTTCTGGAATTGGTTCAGACTTTGTTATTAGTTTTACATAATCAGATGACATTTTAACTATTTTAGTTATAATATCATCGTAGATGTTTAATAGATCAATTTTATATTGTAGATTCGTAGTCTAAAAAGGCTATTCTATTATAAAATAAAGTATGTGGTTTGTATATCTTTTAGAAGATACACATTCCAATAGAACTTATGTAGGAGCCACTTTGGATGTAGACAGACGTTTACAACAACACAATGGATTAATGTCTGGAGGAGCAAAAGCAACAAAAGGTCGTAAATGGAAAAGAGTGTGTTATATTGCAGGATTTCCTTATGAAAAGGCTGCATTACAATTTGAATGGGCTTGGAAGTACGTGACAAAAAAGCAAACAGGATCGCCGTTTACAAGACGGTTTAAAGCACTTTTGGAGCTTTTGGGATGTGATCAGCCGACGAAACAAGCAACAGACTTTTTGGATTATGTTAAATGTCTAAAAGTTATGTGGGAAGATTCACGTGATCCTTTTTTATTCATTTAATAAAAATCTAAATAGGATGTCTGTACCCGGTCCACCAAATATAACGGAGTTACCATTTGCTTCACCTAATACTTTAGAATTTGAATGGGGTCCACCTTTAGTATCTAATGGTGATATACTAGGTTACAGATTTACAATAGATAACACACAAGTTTTTATAAATTCTAATGAAAGATACTATAAACAGACAGGTCTAATAAATGGTCAAAATTATTTCACAAGTTTGGAAGCTTCAAATGTAAATGGCTGGGGTGCGAAAGCCAATTTTAGAGAATTTCAGCCAGGTTCTGAACCTGTTTTAGGACCTTCAACTTTTACAACTATATTAAATGGAAGTAATGCTTCATTAATATGGACACCTCCAAGTACTTTACCAGATGCCCCAATTATAGGTTACGCACTTTATGCACAAGATAGTTTTTATAAACAAACACTTTCGTATTCAGCAGATGCATTTGTACAATCTAATTATTATGCCAAATTAACAGATTTTGGAGAATACTATAAATATACTGCTTATGCTGTAAATTATCCAGGATGGTCTCCAGCAGTTACAATTGAACCTCTAAAAATAAGAGGAGATCCATTGTGGGCTACACGATTAGGTGGTGGTAGTAATCAAACAGTTCCTAGTATTGCTAACGATACTGATAATAATCTTATTATTACTGGTGAATTTATTAGCACTATGACTATAAATAATTATAGTTCTGCACCAGTAAATTCTGGTGCAGTTGGTACATCCTTATTTGGATATTTGCCTAATGGTGTTACTGCTGCAACACCAGATACATATATTATAAAATATAATTCTTCAGGTACTGCACAATGGGCTGCAAGAATAGGAACTAATGGATCTCAATCAGCTCCAATTGTTGCAACGGATTTATCAAATAATGTGTATGTTGCCATTAGCAGTACCCAAGGAAGTTCTGCAGTTTTTTCAAGTTTTAGCACTATTAATTCTGATAGTACTATTGTAACAGTAGTGGATGGAAGTTTACCACTAACAAGTTTAAATAACGATATAGTAGTTGCAAAATATAATTCATCGGGAATTTTTCAATGGGCTTCAAAAATGGGAGGTAACGATTTTGAACTAAATCCATATGTGACAACTGATACCTTAGGAAATGTATATGTTGCTGGAAGACATGCAACAGCAATAAATATTTTTAATTTTGTTAGTATTAATGCTACAACGAAGGCAATTACAACATCTACAAGATGCTCTACATCAGGAGTAGGTTCCTATGATTTATTTGTTGTACAATATAGTCCAAATGGATATGCAAATTGGGTTACAAAAATAGGAAGTGCAGGTAATGAAACGGATGTTAATTTAAAAACTGATTTATCAAATAATTTATATGTTGCTGGTGAATATGCTGGTACATTAACTATAAATAACTACAGTACTATAATTGGTACAACATTATATTTAAGTACATTTGGTAAATTATCTAACAGTGGTACTGATTCATTTCTTGTAAAATATAATTCATCAGGGATTGCAGAATGGGCTACTCGTTTTGGTGGTGGTGGTACTGAATCTCTTATATATCTTGGAACAGATTATCTTAATAATGTCTGTGTAACATATCGTTATACTACATCACAAACCACACTTTTTAACGGAGGTAATACACTTGGAGGTAGTGATTTTATTAATTTAACAACATTTGGAACTTTTCCCGCTAGTGTCTCAGCAGATATGTGTGTCGCAAAATATGATTCATCAGGACAAGGAGTTTGGGCTACAAGAGTTTCTTTATGTACACCAACATTTATTACTACAGATCCTTCTGGAAATATTTATGTTACAGGAAATTTTACACAATCAAATCAACCATTAATTTATAATTTTGGTTCAACAACTGGTGGTGGAACTATTAGTACATTATTATATGCAAGAATGACTACTTCAGGATCAGGAGCTGGTACTGACACATTTCTTATAAAATATAACACTTCAGGAATAGCACAATGGGCTACAAGAATTAATGGACCAACAACAACTAGTGATGAATCTGCTAGTGTAGTTACATGTGATTCATTAGGAAATTTATATCTGGCTGGTCATTATAATAGTTCACCTGTCACAATTAATAAACCTACATTAGCACCTTCTGTTGGTAATATTGATAATAGTAATATTTCTGTATCTAATGGTACAATATCTCCATATGGTACATTAGCTAATGAGGGAATATATGACACATATATTGTAAAATTTCAAACATAACATATTTACATAATATTTTTATGTGTTCCAATTAAATAACGGACATTTGTATAACCCATAGATTGGGCTTGTTCAGTGGCCATACGGGCTCGGGTGCTTGTGTTACAGTAAAAAAGTATTCTGGAACCTTTATCTGGAATTCTTTGAGGCAAGTCTTGTGCAAGTTTTGCAGTAGGTATGTGAATTGCTAAGGGAAAACGACCCATATTCCATTCTGCATCTGTACGCACATCCACAACTGCATCAAATTTACCCTCTTTGAGAAGTTGTTTTGCTTCTGCTGGATACATTGCAAGTGGTGAGGAAAGATTATAATAAAGGAATCCTCCAAGAATGATTATAAGTATAATAAGGATTGCTAGGAGGCCTCCGCGCTTCATTATCTAATTGTATAGACCTATAATTTTTTCAAAAGATTCATTTAATTTATTTTCTTGATAAACTTTTTCAGGATTATTTGGATCTAAATATGGATATTCTTTATAAAATTCTAGTAATTTTTGTTTTGCTTCATTTAATTTTTCAAGTAAAGAAACTTTTTTTGAACTTGTAGTTTTCCAAATAATATTTTCAGTTTTAAATTCAATTGCAAAACGATCTCCATGACTTTTATTAGATTTAATGTACCATACATGTTTTGGAATATCGTCAGAATTAATTCCACAATTTTCAGGTAATTGAACAATATTTCTTGGCTTTTTCTTTTGATTTAAATTTTGTTCCGTTTGCGAAATAATCCTTAGATTTTCTTTGCGATTATCAAGAGGATTGCGATTAATATGATCCACGGATATAGTTGTACCCTTTCCTGGAAAATCTAACTTATTTAATATAAATCTATGAAGTAATATTGATTTTTCTTTACTACTAGATGCAATATAACCTACTGAAGTACAATGCCAGAATTTTGATTTAACTTTTTCCTCATCATCTTTATCAAATACAAATTGTATAGGTTCACTATTTCTGTAAACTGTACATACAATATAGGATTTTCCATCATATTCAACATCTTTATATTCTACTTTTCCAGCAGGTCTTCCCACTTTTTTAGTTTGATTCATTTTAAATTTTACCATATTTTAAAATGAATAATTAATCAATTTTTAGTTAATTAATAAATATATGTAAAAACAATAATAACCAAGCAATATGTAAAACGCTTAGTTGGAGAATGCTAACGTTTGCTCCAATTAGTAAAAATTTACTAATCTCTGAAAGCTCTCCTTGTAGTTTGAATTACAACAAAATACAATTCCTCTTTCAAACCGTGTCTCCACGGGGACGGACTCTATCTTATGCAAGTCACAATTGTGATCTGCCCACTGACATTGAGTCTCTGAACTGCATCCATGGTGATTGCTCACTTTAGGACTTGGCTGCGGATTATCCCTACCACAAACTTTCTTACCATACCCACGAGTTTCCCCTTGGTGCCACTGGACAGACCTTTCGGTTCCAGGGCGGTAGTTTGCGTTTAACAGGACCTTCCCGCAATTTGACAGTGTTGCCTTCTTGACTGAATTTAGTCAAGCTGTAATTAGACTAGCATTTGCTTTTAACAAATACTCTTGGAAGCGTAGCTTGGAGCTTTTAATCTCCTTCTCACCTCCCATACCACTCATGATACGTAAAACATTGTAGTTTGTTGCATAAACACGTACAGTTGAGCTTGTTGTTGCACCGACTGCATTGTTTGATACAGTTAATAATAATGTTGTGTTATCAATACGTGATAAGTTACATGTACCAGATGGTTGATGTTGTTCTGGTTGTAATGCGAAGCTGTATAAGTTGATACCGACAGCTGGGATGTTTGTGTGGTGTTGGTATGGTTGTACCCAGTTGAAGTAGTTACCATCACGTAATGTGAAACGATCATGACCGTTTAATTGGATTAATGCTGTGATAACTGGATTGTTACCTGCCATACCTTCAACACGTGTTACTGAGTAACCTGATTCTAATACTGCTCTGTCCCACCAATCTGAGTAGTTGAATGGTTGTTGACCTTTCCATGGGTTGATTACTGCATCATCACATGATACGAATGAATCACGTTGGACAACCCAGATTAATTCTTTACATGGATGGTTGAAGTTTAATTTGATTTTGTTTGCAGTTGATGTGATTGATTCACCACCTGTGAATTGTAATGTATCAATTAAGTATTCATGTGCAACTTGTGCGAATTTACGACGTTCATCAGTATCTAAGTAGATGTAGTCTACGTATAATGATGCTGCGACTAAACCTGCATTTGCAACTCTGTCACGGATTACGTGTGGGTTACTTGTGTTTTGTGGTGCATAGTCCCAACACATGTTACGTAAGTCGTTGAATTCTAAGTTGATACGAACTTCGTGGTATTGTAATGCAATTAATGGTAATGCTAAACCTGGGTGTCTGTTGAACCAGAATTGTAATGGGATGTATAATGTGTATTCTGGTGCGCATTTTTGTACTTCATCTGAAGTATTTGGTGCACCTGCTCCACAATCAGTATCACAGTTTTCACCACCTTGTACTAAGGTGTTGACTAATTTTGGTACGTTACCAACCATTTTTGCGTAACCTGCTTGTTTACCTGGTTCTTGTGTTAATTCGTTCCAGATGTGTAACCAGTCACCATAATGTTTATCAATACGTTGACCACCGAT